CTGCGGGTCAGTCTCATCCACGTTCGGAAAGTCCGACGCAATGACCTCGGCGACCGCTTTCATATCCTGCACATTCGGCAAAAGGTTCTTCCCGCCGGCCTTTATGGCCGCATCAATCCGAACCTGCGCAAGCTCAGCCTGTTTCTTAATCAGCGGGATCCTCGCCTCATGCTCTTTCGCCGCAGCGCGGGAATCGAGTTCCCTCGCAGCCGCCGCGCGCGTGAGCGCCCGGTCTTTCTGCGACGCTATGCCCGCCTGGACCTTCTGTACCACCTGCGGACTGTACGGCAGTTGCGCATACGGACTCGGTTCGCCTGTTATCATCGTATACGTTGCGTTAGCCCGGCGCCAGGATGCCTCATCCACCACCCCATCCATCAGGGACGACATAGTGCTGAACTTCTTCAGCGCACTCGTAAGCTGCCGCGACTCGATTTCCTGCTGGTTCCGGGCCATCGTGCTCGCCTGCGAGAACAGCCTGCCTGCCTTATCAAGCTGCCCGGTGGCCTCATATATATTCGCCATGTCGTACATATCGGAGATCGCGCTGTCAGTCGAGTTCAACTGCGCCTGCGGGCCAGCTTGCTGCTTCGCTAGTGCCCGCTGGTTCAGCATCTGGAGCATCCTCTCCTGCTGCGCGAGCTGGATGGCGCCCGTTTGAACCTTTTGGGCCTCTTGCTGATACGTTAGACCGAACAGCGCATTGTCCTGCATTTCCTTCTCAGCAGTGACAATTCCTGTCGGGGCACCAAAAATGTCTGGCATGTTAGTGTACCATGAATGAAGGTATCGAGCCGAGGCGCACCGGTGGCGGAGCCGGAGTGCGCTGGGCTGACTGGTGCGGGTTGGGCAAGCCGGCGGCTGGCGACGCGGTTGGCAGACTCGGCGCTATGCCGGCATAGGGGGATATACCGGGTACGGTCTGACCTGCGACACCCGTCCAACCGCCGGCCTGCCCAGTGATGTAATTCTGTACCAAACTCGTGAGGAGGTTCTGCACAGCGCCCTTCTCGGGCGCGCCCTTCACAGTGTTGGTGTCGGGCCAGGCGCCCATGGAGTTAATCCATGGATCAACCACCGTCTTGTAAATGTCCTGTGCAGATGCGCCGGGCTTGATCTGCCCGCTCGCAGCGGCCTGATTGATCTGTTTAGTTAGTGCCTGGACGAACTGGTTCTCACCCATCCGGCCGAACTGATTATAAAATGGGATCTGCGTCCCGCGCGAATCAAAGATTCCAGCGAGCAATTGGAAATTCTGCGCCGGCGTGGCACTCGCAACGCTCGCGGGGTTCTGGTCATACGCCTGCGCATAGGAGTTCCAGGACATATTCTCTGGGTCCTCCCGGCCAGGACCGAAGGCACTAGAGACGCCGCCAACGACGCCGCCGATAATGCCACCGATCAGTGTTCCAATCCCTGGCACTACCGACCCCACTGCAGCGCCAGCCTCAGCGCCCGAGAGGGCATCGAAGCCGGTGGAACCGGACTGCCAGTTCGACGCGAAGTTATAAAGCGCAAGCGCCGGGGCGGCATAGCCAGCCACAGCCCCGAGGGCGCCAGTCTCAACGCCCGCCGCACCGGCGAGGTTGATGCCTGAGGCGGCGGCTTGAACGTCCCCCGTAACGCCACCGTGCTGAAGGCCCTGCGCAATTCCAAGAACGTCTCCTCCAATGGCCAGTCCGGTATTAACGTTCCCCGGCAACGGATTCCCTGTCGCAGTCGCTAGGGTGCTCCCGGTCCTTGCAACCCCGAGACCCTGGGCTAGCTGCTGGAGGGCGGCGGCTTCCCCGCCAGCGGCGCTAGGGTTTCCCCCGCCTCCTGCAGGTGTACCTGCGGCGGCTCCTCCGGCGGTTGGCAAGCCAAACAGCGACCCAACGCCATAGCCCATTGCGGCGAGGGCTTGGCTCATAATATTTGAGCCAGAATTATAAGCGCTCAGCCCTGGCGCTGAGTTCGGCGATATGTTCGCGCCGGCGAGCCCAGCGAGGTACTGTTCCTGTTGTAGGAACTGCTGGTTGGCGAACTCACCACCATACTGCAACAAGTCCACGTCCATCCCGCCGCCGAACCGCCCGCGCGATGCGTCGTTGCGCTGGACCGCCTGAGTGCCCTGGTCCATCATGAACTGGTATCCCGGCGTACTCGTTACCGACGAAGGATTCGCGAGGAGTGACATTAGCTGCTGCGCAGCCGCACCTCTGTACGGACCGAAGGGATTATCCGCGTTCAGCGCATTCTGTGCGAGGCTCTGGAGATTGTTGGCCTGGTTAAGGCCTACGCCGCCAGAGATCAGGCCCATGAGCGCCTTGATTGCCTGTGGGTTGCTCAGTATTGAGCTAGCACCGCCCCCACCGCTTACGCTCGGCGTACCGCCGCTCAGGCCCTGAAGGACCGAGGCGAACTGGTCTGGAGGGATGCTATCAAACGTACTCGGGTCGGGGGTACCCGTGCCGGTGCCCCAGGTCGTAATATCCCCGCCTCCGCTGGGCGCAAACCACGAGGGGTCCGGCGCTGGCAGGCTAAAGTCATCGAGCATCTGATAATCTGGAACGCTCATATTAGGTCGCTGGCGTCTGTGACGTCAGCACTCCTTTTGTGAATGTCATGCTTCCGTTCGTACCGCCGGTCGTCAGCTTCGCTGTAGTGATCGTTCCTGTGAAACCGGAATTGATGAGCGCCTGCAGCGTCGCTACATTCGACGTATTGCCGTTAATCGCAGCCACGATCCGCCGGAGCCACGCGAACCACTGGACGGTCCACTTTTGGTGCCCATCGACCGCAGGTTGCGCAATGGACAATAGGTTAATCACGCCGGGCCTACATCGAGTTGCAGATCCATCTCCGGCATCCTCAGCGGCTCGTCGTCCTGAATCCTGAAGTGAAACGCCCTGCGGTAGAATGAGCCGAGGTTCGACAGGTACGGCCGCATGTTGTCCATAGCGATGTACTGAGGGTTGGACCAGTTCACGTAATCTTCATCCGTGTAGCGGACCATAACAGGCGACTCGCGGAAGTCCGAGTTGAGGTGCAGCCCGCCATGCTGCTTGACCCGGTCGATGTTCAGGTCAAACCGCTCCGTGTAAATGTCAGCGGTGTAGACTGTCCCGGCGTCGGTCGGGTAGACGTAGTCTGCGTCGATCGCGACGAGCCGGCCGGTGTTGATGTTCTGGGCAATCTGCGTCGTCATCACAGTCCCACCGACATTGGCAGTGAGAAAGCCGCCGTAGGCGATGGGCCAGTAATTGCCATTACTATCGGTCCACTGATACCACAGCTGCTGGTCCATATCGTAGGCCAGCGTGAGGTTGTTCGGTACTGAGGTCAGCCCGTAGTAGCGGTGTCCGCCGACCTTGAGCACGAACGAGTAGGTCGAGTAAGTATTCGCCCCCGAATTGTTCGGGGATGGCAGGAACGCCCAGAGCGCCCGATCGACCGGCGGAGTGCTGACAATCGAGGGCGTCAATCCATCTAGGCGCAATAGCTGCGGCTGCCCCTGCCGGGTACTCGTAAGCCAGAACTTCGTACCGTCCATGTCCTGAATCGTGTAGGGGTTCGCACAGCCATAGGTCATTAGGGCCTCAGGCACCGGACTAAGCGGCGACCCCGTGGCGTTCCCGGCGTCGTAGAACACCTCCACGGTCCACTGTTTCAGTGCCAGTACATATATCAGGTGCTTCACCAGCGCAACGCCCGCGTCAGGTTCGTTCTGCGCAGCGATGGTATTCGTAGAGTTCCAGGTCGTCGGGTCCTCGAAGTTCGATCCGTAGATTACCCCGTTGCGGTTCATCACATAGAACGTGCCATCGAGCCAGGCTGCGCCGGGTAGAGCCCCCGGCGGGTAGTTCGGGTCTGTGATCGGCGTGCTCTGCCACGCAAGCGGGTGCGTTATAATCGACGCCCCAACGTCGTTCTTGACGAAGGCAACTCCTGTAGACCCAAGGCCAAGGATATAAATCTCCGTCGGGGCACTTGAAACTGGTATCGAGAGCGGACTCTCAGCCGCGTAGAAAACTCCACCGGTGGAGTAAAATGTGGTACTGCCGGCGGCGAACATACCGAAGGGGCCAGTGCCACCGTGAGCGCTAGTATTCGGCCCGATGCCTGGGCGTTTCTTAACATCGTAGCGCTTCCGCTGCGGTACGAACTCCGCAATGCAGTTAATAAGCCGGGCGTCCTTCGTCAGCGTTGTGTCGCGCCACTCCGGCGGACTGACCAGTGGGATACGCGCGGGCTGGTTAACTGTGGCGACTTGTGGGCTCATTACGGTCTCGGTATCGTGGGCGAATTACCGATACTGGCTACTATACCCACCGCGCGAATCCGGTTGCAGGTACGTCGGCGCATCCTCAACATCCCAGTTCTCGAGGTCCTCTCTGTACTTCTGGTACATTTGCGCACAGAACGTCTTAATTGAGTCGGGCTGTTTCGAGCTCAGCTCGAGCGCCAGCCCCCATCGTAGGACTGAAAACCACTCAATCGGGAACGTTATCCCGTCGAGCGTGCCGACCATGTTGCCCACCTGTAACTGCACAATCGTATGCGCAGTGCCGTTTGAAGCTGCGAGCGAATCAGGCGTGAGCCAAAAAGAGACATTCAGCGTTAGCTGCTGCTTGTCCACGAAATAGGAGTTGATCTGACCCAGCTGGGTCTTGTTGCTCAATCGGTCCCAGTCATCCCACGCGAGTGCTATCAGCGGGCGCTGGTTGCCGCTCGAATCCAGGTAATACGCATCCACCACCCGCATCGGCTTGACCATGTTAATACTCCCGCCGGGTCCGAGGGAGTAGAGTGCCTGGCCGGCGGACAGCGTAATCGCCAGGTCCTGCAGCAACCAAAGTTTCAATCCCTGAGTCTGCAGATAGTTAATCAGGTCATTGAGCTTATTCAGCCCCTTCGCCATCTGCTCG